GGTTTAGGTACAACCGTAGGTGGTTTAGGTACAACCATAGGTGGTTTAGGAAGACTCGTTGATGGTGGTTTAGGTACAACCGTAGGTTGTTTAGGAAGACTCATTGGCGGTTTGGGAAGACTCACTGGTGCCTTGGAAACATTCGCAGATGGTTTAGGAAGTTTTCTCGGCGGTAGTATCTGTGTGACTGGTGATACACGTGGATTCGCAGGTGGTTCAACTGACGGTTGCTGTTCAACTAACGATTGTTGTTCAACTAACGGTTGTTGTTCAACTAACGGTTGTTGTTGCTGTTCCACTGGTGGGGGTAGTTTTACATCGGCCTTGAATTTTCGATTTTCCCTTGCACCATGCTCCTTATAGTGGCGAACCGCATCCAAATATGTTTTGATCGATGATAAATCAGTATTATGTGATTTATAATACAACCAGTCGAAGTCGCTGGGAACACCATATTTTTTGTTGATTGTACCGTCGTGTTCGGTTCCATGTATATCTGGGTCAATTTTGACCCAGATTTCTTCTACAATCGGTGGTGCAATCGGTGTCTCAGTGTTTTTGTGGGTGTATGGTCGATTTTGGTAATGACCATGTTGTAGATAATGTTTAACGGCATCTAGATACGATTTAATACCCCTGAGATCCTTATTGAGAGACCGATAGACCATCCAATCAAAATCCTCAGGAACTCCATTAATTTTATTTCGTGATTTGTCAACCGTACGGTTGATATTTTGTAAATATTCAATCGGTAGTGATGTCAAGTCTTCTGGTTGTTCAAATGAATAGGGACGATTCTGGCGATATCCATGTAATTTATAATGTTTAATCGCATTATTTTCGTTCGTGAGAAATTGTAAATCCTTGTTTAGTGATCGGTATGCGATCCAGTCAAATTTATCTGGTAAATTATAATCTCTTATATGAGACATAAATATATGAGATATAAGATCAATATCACATAACTTTATATTATTTATTCAATCGATTGTCGACCATTCTGATCTTGCCACGCATCACATCCCACGTAAGTGATTTAAGTGCCAATTCATATCCCCTCTCCTTGATTAGCCGATATTTAGATGTTTCGTAATTTGCCAAAATCTCTTTAATTTGTTTCAAATGATCACTGGGATCAGCCAAGACATAATTAACCCCTGGAATTAGTAAGTGATCATATTCAGTATCACAATATACCAATCCACGACTACCCATTATTTGTGGTAATCTTTCGCTAAAATAAATATAATTACCATCATTATTAAAAGAGGTCGCATGAATACACAAATTAATTTTACTATTAGAAAAGACCTTGGGACACTCAGCATACTCAATGTATCCACGATAACAATCTGGATACATTGATTGGAATTCTTCAGGACCATAGATATGAAACTTAATCTCCTGACGATGCGCATACAGTAGGTCGACCAAATCCTTCCGATGAACCCGAACATCTCGCTTTGGAAAGACTTGATAGTCAGTGTACAGATTGGTGCACACAATACTAACATCACATCGTCGTGAAGGATCATTAGTATAATAGGTCACTAGTGGATCGAACCCTGATGGACAATACATATAATTATACTGCCCATCAATTTGTCGTAAGTGTCTGATTTCTCGCCCATCTCCAGTTAAATAACAATTCATTAGGCGAATCAAAGTCAATTTGAGCGGATCGATATTCCCTTGCGGAGGCATCGGATCCCAATTGAACGCCATATAGGTCACTGCGTGATTAACTTGATTCTTGATAGAAATCAACATATCAAGGCGCTCATGACTTTCGATAAAATACTTGAACTGCCAAATTAAGACTACGTCAATCGGAGGACCACCTGCAACAAGACCACATTCATAGTGTTCACATGGTTGACCGTTGATGTATCGAATTAACTCATTTTTAACGTCGTATCGGCTATCATGATAATGCAGTAGGGGGAAAAAATATACATCATATTCTTTTTTGAGATAATTGGCACAAGTTCGAAATCCGTCAGCTAAATGATAATAACCGACAATCAATAATTTTCGTTTGATCAACATGACGATGACGTATAGAACTATGTACACTTATATATTTATTTAAGTTTATGGAAGCAGGTAAATCACCGACATCTTGTATTTTTTAATCATGTGCACAAATAATATCATATACTTTTCCGTATTAATCGCGTGATCTTGGGCATTCAAAAAAACACTCAAAATCATGTCCTGAACTGTCAAATATGTACTGTGCACATCACACTTTGGGTCTTGATTCATGATATGATCCATCAATCGGTCAACAAAACCACACATTTGTATGGTCATCGGGTAACGTCGCAAACGACCCGAATCGATCTTATAATTTTTGGGTGACACTACATTATATAATGTAGGTATTTCACACATTGGTGACCCTGTCATCTTTAACAACTCAATTGTAGTTGGTCGATCCAGTGGATTTGTTTGGAGCATCATCTTGATCATTTTCTTTTCCAAATCGTGATCCACAATAGCATCGACTTTTTGGTAAATCTGATCCATATGTTTGTGGATCTCCATGATTTTTTCAAAATATCCAGTTATTTGATCACAATTTTGACCACCTATTAGTGGTACGGTGATTGTATATCCGCTCATCAAACTGAATCCCGTAATCATTTCGTATAAAATGCACCCTAAACTCCAGATATCGAGACGCGTCGTTCGATCCCATGGATCTGCGAATTTATTATAGGTTTCTGGTGCCATGTAATCATAGTGACCAGTGGCTGGTCCAAACACATGAAGTTCACCTTCATCTCGTTTGGTCATAATACAAGAAGCCGAAAAATCGATAATCGACACATTTTGTTGGTCATCAATCACTATATTATTTGGCTTTAAATCAACATGAACAATATTATGTTGATGTAAGATCGACACATTATACAAAATTTTACGAAAAATGTCCAATGGTTCTGAGACTTGACTCAAACATTTACCCAAATATGGCATCACGATTGAGTAATTAGGAGGATCAATAACAACGTCCAGAATTTTTGGGAACCCTTTGTGCCCGTCCAACAAGTTCAAGATGAATAATTCATTGGTTATACACGATTTAATATTACTCACATCATTCTCATGAATTGTATACGTTTTGGTAACAATATTCCCATTAATTGTACCTTTTGATGCCCCTCCAATGAATTCTATCATGTTTATTTTTCATATATATAAAAATCAAATTAATCCGATCAATTTTATTTCTCAATTGGATAGCATTGGTTAATCATTTCCTTTACACCTGTATCGTACAGTACCATTTTATCGAACGGATGATCCATGATCGAGCCATCAAAGGTCGCGTCGAGTTGGTATTTTCCGTTAATGCACATATTTTTGCTAGTACTTGAACCAACTAGAGTTAAATCTGTATAGGGGTCGAAATTCAAGTTAAATTGGAACACCTTGGGACAATATAGACTCATGACGGGTTTAATCGCGAAATGAACCACACCATTAACACTTTCATGTGACGATAAATAGGGTTTAGTGGTGATAACTGGTTGCGATTTGATCATTTTCCACTGACCGTTGTCGTATTTCATATATAAGTTACCAAGATCAATGTCAAGATTAAGACCGTATTTAATTTCTGCGTTACCAGAAGATGAAGCGCGGAAGTCCACTTCCACAGGGAAATCGAGGAAAATATCGAAATCGACCAATCCAATGCTGAACGAAATCAGTTTCATTTTATTAATTAACGAATAGATTTTGTTATAGGCGTATGACCAATTATCATGACCCTTGGCGGTCACACCTAACCCACCCCATAAGTGAACGTTTTTCATCCCCAATGCGATCGATTTAATATGAAACTCGGAGAATTCAATATCAATAAATAAATCACTGTACAAGGAACTGAAACAATTATCACAATCGACATTAATCATTGGATTACTGAATAAAATCAAATCTTGTAATGGTGAACGACACGATCGATCGGCATTAAAACCAAAACAAATAGGTACATCAATTTGCTGACCTAATGGTAATGGGGTAGTTTGATAGATGCTAATTTTACCGTTTTTGAGAATATTTGATTTGTATGGAATCGCACGGTATCGGTTGATAAGATCTTTACCGTCCTGATCGGTGATAATATTAACCATATTATCTTCGGTTACAACCAAATGTCCAAGAGTCAAATTGTTATGTGTTTCGAACACTAGATTAATCTGATCATGGTATAGTACTTGATCATTGGCGGTCAATTTGTAGATTGATTGTTCGATAGTAACATCATAGTCAACACCAAAGTTTTTGTATTGTTGATTTCCTTGATGAACTACTTCACACGATCCAAACATCAATAGTGTCAATATCATAAACAATGTTTTCATGTTGTATATATAATCTAAATTACATTTTATATTTAAGTTGTGTCTCAGAAATGAGTCTTTATAAAAATAATATATCGATTTCCAAAATCCAGTTTATGTTTGGGAATTAACCTGACATGTTCGCGTTCGTGTGCACTTTCACTTTTACGTCGTAGTAAAATTTTCATTGTATATCTATAACATAGAAATCCAAATCCTTCAAGGTCGTGATAGGTCACATATGGTACAGGTGTATTGGGGATGTTCATTAGGATCATCATAATCTCGAACCCATTGATGTTGACAAATAATCATCATATTTTTTTCAATTTGTCGGATTTGAGACATCAGATCTTTAATTTGTGATCTTTTGTGGATAATTTCACGATTCTTTGATTGAATCAATGATAGTAATATTGATACCTCATCATTAGCGTTGGACATTATAATATTTTAATATTAATCAATATAAATTTAATAATATTTAATTAAATCAGTTAGGTGTTGTTTTATGATCGCATATGGATTTATTTATTATGTATGACTAAAAATTTTACGATTACGATCACAATTATGTAAATCTTAATTTTAATCGTCCATAATTTTACGATTAAAATCAGTATATTTAATTTACCTACAATAACATCGAATAACAATCATAACTTATTCCATATATATATTATAAATTTAACATTTTATCATACACAATGACATAATTCACTTAACAATTTTCAAAATTGGATCACAAACAAAATTGTTAAATTGTTAAGACATATATAAATGTTTGCGATCCTTCACAAATTTGTGACATCAAATGTAATTTTATAATTGGAATCGTAAATATGTATCAGGAAAAATGTTATGATACAATTTAATTTAACAATTTACAATTGTATCATACACATAGACGTAATTCATTTAACAATTTTCGAAATTGGATCACAAATAAAATTGTTAAGACATATATGTGATCATTCATAAATTTTCAACCAAATTGGTAAATTTATATCAGTTTGGAGACATTTATAATGTTTGTCTTCTGAAAATAAAATATTCATTTCTAAAAAAACAGTAGAAATAAATATTTGTTCACGAAGGGATACATGATTTTTCAGAAGATAAATAACAAATCAGAAGGAAAATATAACTTTTCGGATTTTTTGTGGCGAGAAAAATTTACGTAAACTTTTTTTGAAAAAAAATATTTTGTAAAA